CCAGATGCTGCAATAGTACTAGTAATTGTTACGTAACGTTGTGCTCTACTTACGTTACCTTTATATCTTCCACCATCTAGTGCTGAATCACTATATTCCAAATCTTTAAAAAGAAGAATTTGTCTAAAGTCATTAGAGGTATTAAACGTTCCACCTTCGTTTCCATCGGGTTTTACGTTAACCATTACTGAAGAAGATTTAAGATCAGAGATTGCACTCTTACCAAATCCATCCATTGGACCAATGATTGGTCTAATTACAGCATTACCAGCTGATAAATCGCCTCTAGCAAAATTATAACCAGATCCTAATCCTGCTGATTCGTTGAGCATTTCGACTTTAACAATTGCTCCACCGGATATTGATGCAGTAGCACTTGCGCCTGATCCGTCTCCGACAATAGTAATCGTTGGAGCTGTTGTATAACCTGTTCCACCACTGGCATATATGTAGATGACAAGAATGAGTTTGCTTTAGCAGCAGAAATTGCATAACACAATTTCCAGATATATCCATCTGAAGTTCTAAACGCATGAGTTTGATCAACTCCAGCATCGATATAACTTGGTTTAATAATTGAAGTATTTGCTTGACCTGCGGCGTTTTTGCCCTGTTGCAAACACATATAAACTTCGTTATCTTCTGTTAATACGTAATATTTGTTTGTTGGGATGCCGACATAATCATCTCTCCAAGAAGAGTAAATACCACCAGCAGTCCAATTTGATCTTGGAATAACAAACGATTGACCAGTTACTTTTTTAATTGACTGTACGTTATTTCTAGCTTCTCTTTCTTCTTCTAAAGTTCTAACCGGAGTTAAAACCGCATCTGAAGAATCATAAGCATCTGCTTTACCAATACCAATAAAGAACTCACTACTGTCTAGTGAATTATTGATTTCATCGTAAATATACTTTGCAAATTGCTGTTTTAGAGAATCTGTTACAATTGCTACCATGTTATGCCACCGTTGTTATACTTTGGTTTCCAATAAGGAACCAGTTAGAACCATCCCAGACGCAAGTTGCGCCCTCGTTTTGAGCAATCGCAAAACTTGTACCATTAGCAAAGTTTGCTGGAGTAATTGTTGCAGTTCCTGCTCCTTTATTTGTAAAAATCTTAAATTCACCGATTGTAGTACCATCTGCCAAAGTAACAGCAAGAGCTGTTGCTTTATTACAACTGATATATGAGTAAACGGCAGAAGCAGCTCCATTGGCAGTAATTTCTGAACTACCAAGAGCAAGCTTTGTTGTTGCAATAGAACCGGATCCCTTTGCTAACAGCACTTGCAACAGAAGTTAACTTAATTAGTTCATTACTATTTGCATCATTGATTGCTGTAGTAATTTTAGGAGAACTAATTGTTGGTGTTGTTAATGTTTTATTTGTTAAAGTTTGAGTTGCTGTATCAAGAATAATAATGCCGCTTGCATTTGGCAATTGTGCTTGACGATCAGCAGTAGGATCTACCGCAGTTAATCTTGTTTCATATAAGTTTGCTGTAAAACCTTCAAAAACAACAGCGCTATCTTCAAGCGTCACCTGCGTAGATAGATGATCACTATCTCCACCTAAGGCTTTGTATAGCTCGACAAAATTAGCATTGATTTTATTACCGGCAGAACGAAGTGTATCGCCGGTACCATCATTAGCTGTTGTGCCTGTTGCAATTGCTTGTCTAGTCATAATTTACTCTTAATACTGTTTAAGTTATTTATATCGATGACTCACCAATATCGATAATATATCGTGTGAACATGTCATTATCCATAGTTTCTAGAGACATTGACAAAACCAACAGACTAGGATCATTTGCGTATGCTGCAACAGTTTGGTTAACACCAGCTCGCAATTCAACACCATCTGATTCAAGCAATGCTGTCATTTCAGCAAGATCACCGAGTGCAATCAATGATGCTTCACTCACATAAGAGATAGTTTCTGCAATACCATAAATGTCATTTGAATCACCGCCAAATAAAGCAGAAGGAGTTAAATTACCAACACCTTCTGAAATAACTTGTCCAGCAAAATAAAATCCAGCTGGGTGAACAAACTTCTTATAAAGGTTTTCATAGTCTTGAGTTGACAAACCAACTTTGATTAGAACTGAAAAAATCTGATATAGTTTATTATCTTGAATAAACTTTTGCGAATCAAAACCAATCTGCGATTCCCATTAATCTTGGTTGTTGGAAGAACGAAGAGGATTGTAATCCATTACCAATTTCTTTAATTAATTCATCTAGATATTTTGAATCTACCGAATTAATATCACGCATATGATGCAATTGGCGAATGGTATTTGAAAATCCATGATCTTCATTATCTTCCATAAACGCATAATATGCTTCTAATAAAGTAATTAGTTTTTCATTGTCTTCTTGATACCAGGCAGGCAGAAGCGTAATGACTTGATCTTGGCCAACAGTTAGACTGCGTCTGTTTTTATCTTCTGCTATATGGATCATAGACTAAGTGAAACCGCCGTGTTTTGGAAGTCAAGGACTGCACTAGACGATGATTTATTAGGATCAATTGCTAAAATATAATTTCTTAATGGTTTAACAGTTGATTGATTACCAGGTCTAGCTGAAATTTTAATACCATCACCAGAATAACTAGAAACTTCAAGCCCAACAAGACTTACTGTTCCTAATGATTCATTGTATGTACCAATGTTATCTTTCTTGATTGCACCAGTAGCATTATTAATTAATTCTAGTTTTGTTTCTTCTAATTTGTTTCTAAAATAAACTGTAGCTCCATCACCATCTTGGAATAAACTTGATGTGACAATATATTCAACATCATCGGGTGCAGCAAGAGAAACAGGGAAATTGAGCAAGAAATCAGATAAAGATTATCTGCAAAATATTGATTAATAGTAGATTGTACAGTTGTCTGAATCGTTTCAACAGTATCACCAGACAAATCTGGATCAAAGTTAAATCTAGTTGTACATTCTAAATATGTATTAACTGGATCTGTGAAAACAAGAAACATATACTCGGCCGTAGATAGGTGGAACATTATCAGCACCTCCCCATGCTACAACATCATCAACATAAGATGAATATCTTTGTGAAATCAAAGCTTTATAGTCTTCAGCTGTAACCAATCTTTGTTGCGAAGCAAAAGCAATAGGCGCATTAGATTTGATAGAAGAAATAGATTCTTTTTCATCACCACCAGCAGACTTAGAAACAAGATTTCCAGCAATAGGAGATTTGCCCAATACATTACCATCAGAGAAAGTTAATTCGAAATATCCATTAGGAACTTCTCTAATTAAATATACTGTAGAATCCGGATTAATTCTAACTGTATCGTTAATATTAGTATATTCTGTATAAGTTGAAGATGAAGTTGAATCATACACATAAACTTTAACAGTTGTAGTATCAATTGTTGTATCAGGAATCACAAAAACTTGATCATCCGAAAGATTACCAACAATAAACGTTTTAGTTTTTTGTACACCTTCTTTAATTCTAATATTAGAAGTGCTTGAAGAATTTTTAAATTCAAATCCACCAGAACCATCATTAGTTGCAGTCAATACTTCGGTAGTTTGAAAAGTGTAATTAACATTTTCAATAGAAGTAGTAAATGTGGTATTTGCTGGAATAGAAACAGTTGCTGTAGATTGTGTTGGTGCAGATGCTGAAATATTTACTACAGCAGTTGCTCCAGTTCTAGATCTAGAATAATATCCGAGTGTTTCGGCGTGTGATACAACCGACGATCTTAATTGTGCTGAATTTAGAAATGCTTCATTCAATCCAACATTAGCAGTCAACCCATTTAATTCTGATGATTTAATTAACGCCATTACCTTAACCTCGTAAGAGACACTGCTAACACAACCTCTTCTGCAGTATTTACTACTTGAAATTTAACTTCGATATCTACCGAATGTTGATCCGGTGTAACCTTAGCAACTACTTGCCTTAAAATTGCTCTTGGTTCATATGATACAATCGCGTTCGCAACTCTATCTTGAATTTCTATTTCATCAAACTCTTCATCATTTTGAAATAATTTTCGCGCTAAAAGTCAAGTCAATATCTGAATATTGCCTGTTTCTAGACGTAATAATAGAAGCAGAACTTAGGTTCCCATCTTCTTGCGAAAAAACTCGTGCCATATTAATTTCCTTTTATCCTATTTATAGGGCGCGACCATTGAGTTTTGCAACAACTGTCCCATCAGAGAGTTTTATATCGATAGTTGCGTCTGTTGCAAATGATAATTTACCATTACCTGAGGTCCCGTAGTTTCAGCACCAGCCAAGCCTGGGTTATCAGTGTGAGTATGTTTCGTATGAGTAATACCACTCACGGTGATTTCACCAGATCCAATTGTGACATTACCATTACTATATTCTTGAGTGGTTCCATCGGCTTTAATATTCATTGCAGTTCCACCATCAATATAAACACCATTCCCTTTAATTACAATTGCACCATCTGGATGAAATTCAATAAATGATCCAGACTTATGTCGAATATGAATTCTTTCAGCGCCATCGGTATCATCTATTTCGATTACGTGGCCACTCTGTTGTGATAACAGTTCCATCTTCATTCTCAAGTTTTGGCAATGATCCGAATACCAGAGGGAGTTGGGAGTTGGTTCCATCGAGAAACATTCCGAAAACTCTCGCACCAGGTTGAATGCCTGTGTTAATTCCAAGTCCATTTACACCACCTTCAGTTATTGGCATTATAGTTTGAGCCCACGGCAAAGAATCATTTGGAATATCCTGAATATTATCAGAATGGATACCAGCAATTCTTACTCGTATTCTACCAAGTTGTAATGGATCTGCTAAATCCACGACAGTTCCAATGAACCACCGTGTTTCATCTCCATAATAATCTTGGAATCGTGTAGGGATCATCTTCTATAATTTCCTATTTTAACACATGTCAAAGCCACTTCATATATTTCTTTTTTAAACATATGACGAGTTTGGTAAATTAAATAATTTCCAGATTTCTTAGTATCAATTCTTTTTTCGTTGCCTTTAGTATCTGGTTT